AGTCTCTACATGACCCGATGGGAATTATCGGGAATCAATTGCAAGCGCTTGGGCACAAGGTGGTTTGGGAATCAAGTAATGAACACTGGGTTACACGAGACGCCGGCATTAATCTAGTAGTAGAAGGCTTCACTCCATTCAGCACAGATGCAATACGTAGAGGACATGAGTGCGGCGCGAGGTTTATCTGTATCGCAACCGAAGAACCGACATCTACCGGTTTCAATCACGGACGCGATCCAGAGATGGTTAGAAGACAAACAGAATTCTCTAATACCGCAAAATATTTTGATGGAATCTTCTATCTTGTTCCCGGAGCTGGTGAATGGTACAAGCAATTGGCGCCGTCTGCTTATGTTGAATTAGGATACGCGCCAACACTTGTTCGCCCAGGAGATACCGTACAGCCTCAATTTGACTTTGGTTTCTTTGGTTCACTGTCTCGACGGCGTTTGAGAATCCTCAAGCAACTCGCGCGTTACATAGGCAGCGAAAAAGCGGTACGGGTCGAGGCTACTTTTCCTGATCAGATCATCCGTGATAAGGTGATGCGTGAAGCACGCGTCATTGTTCAGATCAGGAAACACGATGAAATGGGACTCGTATCGTCCAGTCGCTGTAATACAGCGCTTTGTCTTGGCAGACCTGTAATCGCTGAGCCGCATTTGCTCAGCAAGCCTTGGGATGAAGTTGTGAAGTTTTCAGTGGATTTGGAAGCATTTTTCCAAGACTGCTTGATGGCTCGCAGTGTCTGGCGCGATCTTCATTACAGCCAGTTTGCAAAATTCCGCGAGAAAATGTCTCCGGACTTCTGTATCGGCAGAGCACTGCGGGAAATCGGGCTTGCAACACCGGAACCAGTAAAGGCTGTGGCCGTATCTACAGCATGGAAAAGCGCTAAGCGAAGGTTGTTGTACGGGTCGTAATGAAGGAGATTAAAATGAGTGCGCAAATCGCACGAATCCTCAATCTTCCAACCGACTTTTTAATTGAAACAGCACTCTGTTTCATCATTCCTGCAATTCTGGTGACCATTCACATTTTCACGCGCTTTCCAGTAAAGTAAACGAAAAGGAGTTTTCGAAAATGTCAGTCAAGCAGATCATTCACCCGGACGGTCGGAAATTTACTTTCGGTCGCCGCCGCCCTGTCGTTCGTCATCCGACTTTAAGGCTTAAGAATTACATGAAGTTGCCAACGCCGCCCGTTGGTGTAGATTATTCGCCCGCGGCAATGAGCGCGCTGAACCTGATTTACGAGAACGACGTGCTCGGCTGTTGCGTACCTACTGCGATCGAACATACGCAGGGTGTATTTACCGGCAACGCTAATCCGCCACCGATGTTGTTCACCGACCCGCAGACTACGGCATTCTACTCCGGCGCGTGCGGATACGTTCCTGGTGATCCGGCTACCGATCAGGGATGCTATATCCAAGATACGCTGGCTTATTGGCAGCAGCATGGCAATCCTTCCGGAAGTTCTCACAATATTTCAGGTGTTCTTGCCGTTGATCCGACAAACTGGAATGAGATCCAGACAGCTGTTTGGCTTTTTATGAACTGTATTTTTGGAGTTGAACTTCCCGATGCCTGGATCACTCCGTTTCCAAGTGCTTCAGGGTTTGTTTGGGACGTAGCTGGTGCGGCAGATCCCAACAACGGCCACTGTTTTCCTGCCGTGGGATACTCTAGCGGACGCGCTCTGATTTCGACATGGGGAATGACGGGTTGGATAACGCAGGCAGCTATCGCTCAATATGCTGCTGCTACGCAGGGCGGTGAGCTTTATACGGTGATTTCCAAGGACACTTTGAACAAAGCAACGCAGTTGGGACCGGATGCGCTTGACTGGGCGCAGTTGGTTGCGGACTTTAACGCCTTGGGTGGTGGATTGCCTGCACCTCCACCGCCGCCTCCACCGCCGCCTCCGCCTCCACCTCCTCCACCTCCTCCACCTCCTCCACCGGTTGGCACGCCAATCACTATCCAAGGTACCGTGACAATTAATGGCACTGCGACACTGGCTGGCTCAACGCATGGCACGCCTGTTGTGCTACAAGGCACCGTCGTGATTCAAGGTACATCGACGCCGTAGAGAGGCTTGAGCATGGCAAAAGCTACAGGTGGCGACAAGCTGAAGCAGAAATTAGAAGACTTGGCACGTTCAAGTCAGACCGCTTCAATCCTAAAAGTTGGTTTTATTTCCTCTGCGACTTATCCGGATGGCACCTCAGTGCCTATGGTTGCGGCTATCAATGAGTTCGGCGCGCCGTCACGTGGACAGCCGCCGCGACCTTTCTTCCGTCGCATGATCAGCGCAAAGAGCCAGGAGTGGCCCGGTGCAATAGCAAATCTGCTCAAGGCTAATAACTACGATGTCAAGACGACGCTGAATCAGGCGGGAGAAGCAATTGCGGGACAGTTGCGGCAGTCGATAGCCGATCTGGTCGAGCCGCCATTGGCGCCGTCTACTATTGCAAGGAAGGGCAGCGCAAAACCGTTGATAGAGACGGGCGTGCTCCTTGCTAGCATAGATCATGAGGTCATATAGTGCGGAATTTTGGTGTAATTTATACAATAACTTCCTTAATTTCTGGGAAGCAGTATCTTGGAAGTGCACGTGACTTTAACAAAAGATCAAAGCAACACTTGCGTTGTCTTAAAAAGGGTAATCATCATAGTCGATACTTACAACGAGCTTGGAATAAGTACGGAGAACAAAATTTTATGCTATCTCCCGTACTTGTGTGTCGGGAGCAGGATCTTTTTTTCTACGAGCAATGTATGTTAGACGCCTTTAGGCCTGCGTATAATGTTAATCCAAGTGCGCAGGGCAGTCGAGGGTTAAAATGGACTAAGACTCAACGAAATAAGATAACCGGACGCGTGAATAGTTTTGCAACGCGCCAAGCTATCAGCAGAGGAATGCTTGAAAATACAACTCCTGAAAAAAGGCGTGCTCTTGGAAGACTTGGCCGTGCTGGTTGGACGGAAGCTTCAAAACAATCTCAAATTGCAAAGTTGACTGGACGTAAAGATAGTTCAGAAACAATTGCAAAGAAAGTAGCAAAATTAATAGGGCATACTGTTAGTCCTGAAACACGCGAAAAGCTCCGTGCTCAACATGGATGGAAGCATTCCGAAGAAGCTAAGGCTAAGATGCGCGGTCGAATGCGCACAGCGGAGCATCGGCGGAAATTAGGCTTAGCTGCTATAGGTAGGAAGCTTTCATTAGGTCGTAAAGTTTCTGAAGAAACAAGGGCCCTTATTTCCCTTAAACTTAAGGGACGAAAGCGCTCACTAGAAGCTATTGCCAAGCATCGACAGACAAATGCAATGAAAAGGCTGGCTTCTATCGATCACGAGGTTATCTAAAAGGAGCAAACATCATGCGTGTCGGATGTAGGTGGCCAGGCGGGATGGATATTGCGGTAATGCGTTCCCATGGGAATCCTCTTACCGTTCGTTTGGAAGGTCCTCCTGGCAAGCCGTCGGTGCTCCCGCCGGCAACCAAGGACCCGCCGTCACGTTATGCAGCTACACTGCTGCATCAGCAGGTGGCAGATACTGTAAAACGAATGCAAGATACAGCTGGTCTCTTGCATACCGCATCTGATTATGGTGTGACCGATGTACCGGAAACCTTCTGGAATGCATGGCTAGAGCAAAACTCTAACTTCGATGTGATTCGGCACAAGATGGTGTTCCCGCTTTAACGGAGGACAGGCTCGTGGCCTTGAATGCTTTCACTTTTACCGGCGGCGCCAATATTGCCGTTACACCCACACCAATGGCTGTCCAGATTACGGGTCCGACCATTAATGTGACGAATGTTGGTCAGAACACGGTTTACGGTTCGCTGGGCGGCTCCGCTTCGAGCACACTGAGCCCTGTCAGCTTCATTACTGGACAGCCGGTTGGCGGTACGGGAGGTGGAAATACGGCGTTAGGAGTTGGCGGCTTTGCGATCTTACCTGGACAAGCGGTAGCAGTTTCGGTATCAGGGCAATCATGGCTATGGCTCGCCTCGATTGCCGGTGCGGGCGTTGTCAACGTAGCGAACGGGACGTAAAATGGAACTCTCTTTGGTTTCACTTATTTGCTACAAATGTGGAAAGAGCTTTGAAGATGTTGTCGATAAAGAGTTCGGCAGTTTTAAGTATCCTAGATGTGACGAATGCTATGAGAAAATGTGGATTCAGGCTCAGAAAAAACTTGATGAGTCTAAGAAAACGTAATCGCTATGCACGACCAACCGGGTGATCTTTTGTGGCTTCAGTTTTCAACCGATCAGCGATTGCTTCTGACATTTGAGCCCGGAACTGAAATATGTATGGAACCTCCAGCGTTGTAGATGCTGGCTATAAAGGATCACCCTGCCACCAATATCGGCATTGGATGCGTGGTCGGTCTCGCTGATCCAGCATGAACGAAGAGAGTTCCCATCTAAAAATCTTACGAGAATGACACTGCCTTCAATCACTCCGGTTCAATCGGACGTACTCAATTCGCTCCGGAATTTTTTGCAATCTACTTTACCCGGAATTGAAATTGTGCGAGGCCAAGATAATCGCGTTTCTGGTCCGCTCGGACCGGACTATGTTGTGATGACACCAATTACAATGAAGCGTCTGGAGACCAATATTGATCTCTATGCGGATTGCGCCTTTACCGCATATACCGATGGGTCCAGCACGCTTACTATAACGCAAATGCAGCACGGAGCCGTTATAGCTGGCCATCAATTGTATCCGACAAGTTCCATTCTTACGCCTGCGACATTTATCGATAATTTTTTGAGCGGAACGCCCGGCGGCATTGGAACTTATATACTAAGTGGACCGGTTATCTCATTGCCATCTCAGACAATGGCTAGCGGCGTGATGTTCGCAATGCAGCCTACAGAGGTTTGCGTTCAAATTGATGTATATGGACCGAACAGCTTTGCTAATTCGCAGATCATCTCGACCTTATTCCGAGATGATTATGCAATAGAAAATTTTGCAAGCTCGGATATTCCGCCTCCTCCTGGATGGCAGAATATCCCATCCGGTGGCACGCTATCTCTGCCCTGGAATAGTATACGGCCGCTTTTTGCGGATGATCCCGTGCAACTTTCCACAATTTTTGGAGAAGTGCAGTACGAGATTCGTTGGAAAGTTGATGCATATCTACAAGCAAACATGATCGTGACTGTGGGCCAGACGTTTGCCGGCACAGTTAGAGTTTATCCATTGGTTGCTGTGGATGCGGTTTTTCCCGCTTAGTCTAGCTTGATCACATAGAGCTGTACTCCACCCCGACTAGTACTCAAGTCGTTTTCGGATGGCAGATTTTCATCGGAGTTGCGAAGCAGCTCCTCTAGATTTGTTATTTCCTTCGCTATAGGTGGAAGATTTGTATATTCGTCTACTGGGTCTAGAGTGAAATGCTCTGCCAGCAGAGTTTTAAGTCTACTACGGTCTAGTGTTGCACAGTATTTTACCAAGCTATCCTCGTCATAAGTGGCAAGAACATAGACGTAATTGTTGGTCATGTTGTCACTTCTTTAACGTCGCGTTGATAGCAGCGACAACCTGGAATTCTAGCGCGGATTGGTGTCAAGCGCAAGGTTCAATGAAAGGAGATAGGTGATGAGCACCATTCCGGCGAGTCAGATCGTCTCAGTCATCCCGTCAGTTCTCGGTGCCGCTGGCAACCAACTCGAAGTCATCGGGCTGATTGTAACACAGAACACACGTGTGCCAATCGGTGCAGTGCAGCCTTTTGCAACACCAACCAATGTCAGCGCGTACTTCGGCGCCTCGGCACACGAGACACTGATGGCTAACCAGTATTTCTCTGGTTTCGTCAATGCCAGTGGCGTACCGCAATCGCTGCTTTATGCTCAGATGCCAGCTACGGCTGTGCCAGCCTATCTGCAGGGCGGCAATATCAGCATACTTTCAATCCCGGCGCTCCAGGGCATTAACGGCGCCCTCAGCGTCGTAGTAGACGGCTGTGCACGCTCCGGTACTATCAACCTGTCGGCAGCAACGAGTTATTCCGCAGCCGGAGCACTTATCACCACTACTCTCAATTCCGCGCCGGCAACGCTATCAACATGCACCGGCTCTATTGGTCCACAAACAGCATCATTTACCGGGTCTATTCAGGGTAACGTATTGACTGTTACGCAAGTAGCAGGCGGCACCATCGTAGATGGCGGTGTTATGGGTACGGCGGGAGGTGTCGCAGCAAATACAATAATTACCGGACAACTTTCCATCACATCGGGGCTTGCAGGAGGGATAGGAACCTACGCTGTATCTATTGCGCAGGCTGTTCCTAGTAGTGCTGCCATGACCGAGAGCTATGGCTTGCTTACGATTACCAATGTCAGCGCTGGCACGCTGTCCATAGGGCAGACATTGGTTAATGGCACAGGTGTGTTGGCTAATACCGTCATCACTCAACTCGGAACGGCGCTCGGTACTGTTGGAACATACTATATCAACAATTCGCAGACGGTTGCCAGTATTACCTCTACCCAGCCGGCACCTGTCGTAGTGACATTTGATTCCGTATCGGGCGGGCTAGTTCTCACCTCTGGAGTTACAGGACTTGAGTCTACCGTAGCCTACGCCACTGGCGTAGCAGCGCCATTGATTTTCTGGACCGCGGCCAATAGTGCGATCCTGTCGCAGGGCGCCGATCCAATGACGCCCGGCGCATTCATGAACTCCGTTGTCGGCGTAACGACAAACTGGGCAACGTTCATGACTGCGTTTGATCCTGATTTTGGAGTGGTTGGCGGTGCGCAAAAGCTGCTGTTCTCTACCTGGACGAGCCAGCAGCAGTTCTTGCCCTATGCATTTATCACTTGGGATACCGATCCGGCGCCGACCATCACGGTGCCGGCGACTGGATCTTACGGCTACGCATTGCAGCAAGGCAGTTACAACGGGACATGCCTGATCTGGCAGCCGACTGATCAGTTGCTGGAGTGCTTCGTCTCGGGAACCGCCGCGGCAATCAATTTCGGTCAGCTCAACGGCCGAATAACGTTTGCTTTTAAGTCCGGAAATGGACTAACAGCCAGCGTGAGCAATGCAACCGTCGCACAGAACTTGATTGCTAACGGCTACAATTTCTACGGTGCCTATGCCACCGCTAACCAGAGCTTCATCTTCTTCTATCCGGGATCCGTGACTGGAGTGTTCCGGTGGTTTGATAGCTACATCAACCAGATTTGGCTTAATTCTCAGTTCCAATTGGCGTTGATGGAATTGCTGACACAGGTCTACTCCATTCCATACAACCCGCAAGGCTACGCTCTTATCGAGGCAGCGTGCGCCGATGTCATCCAAGCAGGACTGAACTTCGGTGCGTTCCGTGCGGGTGTCACGCTATCCGCAATCGAACAGGCCGAGGTGAACTCTATGGCTGGGCTCAATATCGCAACGGTTCTTAATTCCAGAGGTTGGTATCTTCAGATCACTGATCCCGGCGCTCAGGTACGTCAGGCGCGAGGTTCGCCGCAGTGCACGTTCTGGTATCTTGACGGGCAGTCGGTACAAAAAATTAGCTTACTGAGCGTAGATATCCTTTAGATATCAATCACTTAACAGGCGCAATTGATTTTGGTTTTCGATTGACATAAGCGCCTTCTGTCCAACGTTTTTTAGCAGCGAAGCGCATGCGAGTACGTGTCTCTTCTGAATATACTTTTCCGCGATTTCCATCGCCAATTTTACGGCGAGTTTCCTCAGAATGAGTCCTGCCTTTTTGGGCTTCACTCATTCTGAGGCGAGTTTCTTTTGAGGGAATAGCGCCTTTATGGCTTTCGCTCATCTTACGACGAGATTCTTCTGTATGTCTTCTACCTTTCTGACCAGGTTGTCCTTTGCGAGTTTCACTGATTTTGCGACGAATTTCTTCCGAAAGAGTTTTGCCTTTGCGGGCAGCACTTATTTTTCTACCGCGAGCTGCTAGCCATTCTGGATCAACGGTGCTCCACCAAGCTTTGTGCTTTAAACTTTGAGATTTTTTGTACTCTTCAGTATGATGGTATCCAGGATTACCTTTTGTGTTTGGGCGACGTTTAGTAAAGCGGCCCTCTTTCCATGCTTTCTTGCCAGCCGCACTAAGTTTGGCGAGGGTTTCCGCGGTAGGAACGTAACCTACTTTCTGTCCTTTGCCGTATTTGTTGCCTTGATTGTGCAGACTGAGTGCCTTGCTCCTAGCTTTTCTGACGATTTCGTATTGCCAAGATGAAACGATGGTCCGGTTGTGTCCATTACACATCCGCCCTAGTGCATACCGCATCTTCATTTGACCAATTTCATCGACAGCAAATTTCGTCAGCAACCAATGCGCCAAGAAATGCTCTCTGAATGTGAGAGCAACGGTTTCACTGTCTCGTGCTCCACCTAGTGAGATTGGCCAAATATGATGCCGTTCAAACGGCTTTGCCAAGTGCGTGCGTTGGCGTGCCTTATCCATCAGCGCGTCGTACCAACGCGAATATTTATTCTCTTCTCGCCACATTGAAATTCTCCCAAAGCTCTCTGGCAGCCGGGGAGCCTTGGGAGGAACAGCACCCGACTGCCAGGATAAAAGCTCGATAGCTAGTCGAGCCGTCAAATCATATGCCTTAATGTAAGCGAGGTCAAATCGATGGGCACCATCAGTGGCAACAATGCCGTCTATACTCTTTCCATCTCGGCTCCAGCGAATTCGCCGCAGGTCTCGCCAACCTTGTTTGCTGCGCCTATTCAGCTTCAAGGGTGGGCTGTGGATGATGCGTTTGCGACTGAGGCTGTTGCGAGCGTCGAAACTCTGATGGGAGTGGACGGGTTCCTATCTGCCGGCTTCGTCTTTGTTCCGATCCGGCAGACCATCGCCATTCAGGCTGATAGCGTCAGCAATGCGCTGTTTGACAACTGGTGGAACGCGATGCAGACAACGCGTGATGTTTATGTGGCGCAAGGTGTGATCACTTTGACCACAATTCAGACCAAGTACGCATTGACGAACGGAAGCTTGACGACGTATCACCCGATGGCTGATGTGAAAAAATTGCTGCAGCCTCGGCGGTATGGTATAACGTGGGAGAGGATATCGCCTGCGCCAGTGCTGTAATGGAGGGTTAAATGGACGGCATAGATAACTTTGCGAGGAGACACATAGCGCTTTTAGAAAAGAGAATCCAGCACTTGGAGAAATTACTCCTTGTGCCTAAGCCACAGGCAGATAAACCAGCGAAGCCTACTCACACAGATGGTGGGACTCCATTATGGGTAGTTGATTTTCTAAACCGTGACCAAACAAAAGATAGCAAATGAGAAAGACAGCCGTAGTAATAATCACAGATGGATTACCTGATCCCAACGCACCCGATGTGCCAGTGCTGTAATGGAGGGTTAGAATGAGGTTCAAGTTTCCGAGTGCGGATGCCGCTCAAGGCTTTGCAGATGGTTTGGCTAACCCAGATGAACTTGATGTCTATGCTTTAGTTGAAGGTGATGTGTTGGAAGTCTTGGGTTGTCATAAGAAGCTTATTGAAGAGATAAGCAGACTAGCTCAGAATTCAGGAGCTGTAGTGCTGGAAGAATTGGATTCCTATGCGTAAAACCACTGTAGTAACGATCACAGATGGATCACCTGATCCCAACGCACCTGATTACAATCGCGACTACAAAAAGACTTTCCAAATTCGAGAGATGCCGGCTGCGGTAGCAGAGCGCTGGGCTACAAGGGCCTTGCTGATGCTGGCTAAAAGCGGGATAGACCTGCCGGAAAACGCCGCTGGGGCCGGCTGGGCGGGCATTGCAGTACTTGGATTTAAAGCATTGTCGCATGCGAACATAGCTGAGATTCAGCCGTTGTTGGATGAGATGTGGCAGTGCGTTAGCATCATTCCCGACATGCGGCATCCGCAGGTCTCTCGTGCTTTGATGTGGTCCGGTGCCGACGGCGAGGGTGCCGATATTGAGGAGCCTTTGACTTTATTGAAGCTGAGAGCGGAGGTGTTCAATCTCCATACGGGTTTTTCGCTTCCTGGCGTCGGCTCGACCTCGCCGTCATCGACGACTTCGACGCCAGCGGACTTGCTGAATATGAAAACGTCATTGCCCTCTACGGCCGCGCCATTGCGACGACGCTCTCCTCCAGGCAAGCAACGTTAGCTGAACTAAATGCCGACTACGGGATCGAAGATGTCTATGTCCTACTGGAAATTTTCACGGTCGATGCATATAATAGAAGAGTGCTGATGAAGCGGAAGCCTGAGATATGATAAAATTTAATCCCACAGTTAAAGTAGGAGACCACATTAATGTGGCAACGATGCCGGACGCTTTTTCCGTTACTCCTGTGGCTGATGATACGGGCAAAATTATAGGAGTGTTTGTAAGTCTTGCTCTGTTACGAAAATGGAATGAGGAGGGATGTACTAAAGGCGCTTTTGATAATGTTCTTGCTGAATTGGAGAAGTCATGCACGTGATCATTGCGCTTCTATGTTTTGCCATCTTGCTGTCCGTTTCGCCTACAGCGAGATTGTTGACGATGCTTGTCGTCTTTGTCGGAGTGCTTGCTTATGTGCTGCATTGCAACGAGGGTACAAGTAGCATTCCGATCGCTACTCCAGTGCAGGCCGCTGAAACTAATGAACGAACGAAGCCTTGTCAGACTCAAAAAGGGCTGTGCTTGAATGTGCGGCCAAGTATCGAAGATCAAGTGGATAGGCGTCGCAGTGAGAAATCTATCGCGCCTGTTCTTCCTTCCGTACCTCTTGCGCAAGTAATCCAAACCGAGGTTCCCAAGACATGCGCCGGGTTTATCTACCCGCAAAATTACGTGGACCACGATAATGCTAACCCTGGTTGGTACAATGTAGGTGGTTGTCCATTTTATGGCTTTGATCCTCCTGGAGTAAAGATTTTATCGAAATGTCATCGTGGAAATTATTGTGTTGTCCGTGCGATTGTAAGAACAAAGGGACCGAGAAACGGACCGCCGGATGATTTTTATATCAAGAATGTAGTCTCGGTGTTTCCTCCGAGAGAGTAAAGGCTTGGAGTAGTAAAAATTCCTACTATCTCCGATGTCATTGCTATCAAGCTAGCTGTAGATGCATCCGGCTTAGTTCAAGGCCAGCAGACCGCGTTGCAGGAAATGGAGGGTGCTAAGCGCACTCTTCAACAGCAAGGTGCTGAGCTTGAACAGATTGCCAAAGCCGTCGGCTATGGTCTAGAAAAAGTCATTGCGGGTGTTGCCGGCTTTTTTGCATTGGTTCTTTCATGGGAGGGTTTTAAGCAGCTCACAGTAGACGCAGCTCAAGCTGGAACCTCTATGGGCCGTTTTGCCGAATCCATTGGCAAGACGGTTGAAGAAGTACAGCTATATCGGCAGGCATTCGCGGCATTTACAGGAGGCACAACCAATATTGAACAAACGATCCGGCGAATGAAGATTGATTTGTCAGCCGCTCCTTTGAAATACACGCCTTGGATGACTGCGGTCGAACGGCTCATTTATCCTCAGACTGTGCGAGGACAAGAACCAGAACAGATACTGCAGGAGATATCCGTAGCCGCAGCTCGACGTAATATGAATTCAGCTCAGGTAGTATCGTGGTTAGAAGGAACGCTGCCACTGACGCCTGAGGATGTCCTGCTCTTGAGCAAGCCAGGAGGTTTGCAAGAGGCGCTAGAAACGCAGCGGAGAGATGTGGGAACTCCTACGACGCCACAAGCGAAGGCGATGGAGCGATTGCACGCCGACATAACAAATGTCGAGACAACAGGCAAGTTGTTGGAGTTGCAGGCATTGACTCTGATGGAGCCGTTCCTGCATGAATTGCTCACTATGACACTCGGACTGCTCCACTGGATGCGTGGCGCAGCCCAAATGTTGGGACTACCGTCAGAATTTTCTTTTGTTAATACCGCTAATGCTGCTGAGGCTGGTGGTGGTATTGGAGGTTTTGGAAGAGGAGTCGGACCTTTTGGGTTTGGAATAGGACGAGGATATAGCGGAGATGTACGAGGTGGCGGAGGTCAGGGAGGTTACTCAGCAAGTGGACGTGAGCAATTAGGTGTTGAAGCCGAGGATTTGCCTTGGGTTAAGAGGATGCAAGATGCAGGTCCTTCGGCATTGATTGAGGATCGCAAGAAATATGTGGAAGCAATGAATGATCCTGTAACGCGAGAAGCCGTAATGGCCCGTATGGAGAGCGAGGTCGGTAATCAGGATCGTGAGACGCAGCAAGGTTGGTTGGAAACTACACTTAATCGAGCCTCATCACGTTATAGCAGTTTGTCTCCCGGTGCTGCATTAAGGGCTGCGGTATCTGGTGCAGATGGCTATTTTGGATCAAGCCAACCCAGGGTTCCATCGGAATATGTCAAGAGTGGTTTCAGCAGTATGCTTACTGGTGCAGGAGGTGGGTCGAATATTGCTAAATATGGGACTGGTAATTGGTCTGGTGTAGAAGGGCATGGTTTTGGCCAGAGAAGAGGTGGTTATCAAACCTATGGTGGAACCATGGGTCTGCCGCAAGAACGTGGTGGCGAATCTTCTCCTGGTCATATTGGTGGTACATTGGAAATGGAGGGTCGTCAGTATAAATTCGGTTCTGGAGGTGCAGGTTATGCCTCAATCCCGCCGGGAGATTATCCAATAACACCTGGAACTATTGGTCCATGGGGTCAGGCTCATGGCGCTTTAGGCATCAATTATAATCAAATTTGGGATGAA